TTATCTTGCGAAAACTTGAACCGAAAACTCGGCACTGAAATAGTCTATACCGTTGATACTAACAGCCCCAATAGCAGACAGTTCAGGCACAAACACTTCATAAGCATTACCGCCCAAAGTACGATCAGACTCAATCGCATACTTCACTGAACCTTCACCAGGGGCAACAAGAACATCCATGTCACGTTGAGCTGTACGCTCCGAAACACGACCCAAAACAACAGTCACCTGAAAAGTATACTCAGCCATAGAACGCTGATTCTGCTGATTGTAAGCAACCTTAGCCAAACCAATCATCGCCATAGGTGGATTCACTAAATCAGGTAAAGTTTCAACAACACGTAACCCCTTGATAGTTCCAAGGTTCTTAGCCAAACCTGCACGAAGCAAACTAATAGACATCAAGCACCTGTTCTAAGCAGGCGGTAAGGGTTACACAACTGAGCAACATCACCATCCATGTTTGAACCTACACGCATAATTCCCATGTCTGATACACCTGCAACACCCAAAGGGGACTCTAGGCGTTTGAACAGTCTTGAAGCCTGAATGATAGTCGCAAACTTGATAGGTTCAGGGACTGCACTCCAACCAAACTGCCCTGTAACTTGTACCAAAGCAATCTCAGCCCAAACAGGGAATAAATAGTTATCGGTAGCAGTTATCAAAGTGTAAGGACTATACGCACCATTCGCCTTGTTGTTGTTAGGTTGCAGCTGATAGTCACCTGTTTCCCAAGTTGTGTCATAAATAAGTGGATCAGTGCTAGAAGTCTTTATGTCAGAAATAGACTGAGCATCATCAATCCAACAAGTAAAACCATCGTTAGCCTGATAGTAGCGAACTTCCCCTGCAGCAGTTGAATAGAAGTAACGGTTACAGTATTGGTCAATCATGCGAGAAGCAGAGTTTATGCTGTTCTCAATCAGAGCATCATCAATAGTGTCTGTGATACGAAGTGCAGCTTTTACATCTGCAAGAGTGCAGTAAGCATTAGTTAAGGCCAAAATAAACTCCTAAAGTCAATCTCTAGTTTAGCGTAACCTTAGATAAGCCTTTGAGTCCAAGTCTTAGGGGTCAAATCAGAATCAATCTCAATAGGCAAATGGTATTCAAAGTCCTTCACCCTAGGTCTAATCCAATCAACCAACTCACGCAACCCCTGATCTAAAGTCACAGTCGTTTCATACCCTAAAAGTTGTCTAGCCTTATCTGAGCTACACAAAGCAACATAAACTTCCTGTGGTCTGCCAGGCATAAAGATAGGGTCAAGGTCAAAGCCAATAATCTCTGCAAGTCGCACAGCCAATTCAAGAATCGAAATAGGGGACTCATCAGGGCCAATATTGATAACCTGCCCTACAGCCTGCTCAGACTCACAAGCAGTCATAACAGGTGCAATAACATCCTGAATAAAACTAAAGCAACGCAACTGAGTGCCATCACCATAAACAACAGGTTGCTTACCCTGCAACATCCTGTTAGTCATAATGCTCGCAACATTTCTAAACGGATCATCAAACTTCTGCCTAGCCCCAACAATGTTATGGGGAACAAGCACAACTAAATCAACATCATGAACCTTAGCCAAATTAGTCAACAACTTTTCTGCAGCTAACTTAGCAATACCGTAAGGGTCTTGCGGTTTAGGGTCAAGACTCTCATCAAAGAAATCACCATGATTATTGCCATAACGAGCCATAGAAGACATGTAAACAAACTTTGGTACTTTAGCCCGAATACTCGCTGTCATGGCGTTCACGCTTATCTGAACAGTGTTTCTGACCACAAGAGCAGGGCTAAACACACTCAAACCTTCATAAGCTGTACAAGCAGAATGAATAACCAGATCAGCCCCAACAAACACAGGCGAAATGGCTTCTAAATCATCTAAATCAAGGTTATGGAACTCGACACCTGCAGGCACATTATCCAAGCTTCCACCAAGCAAGTTATCTATGCCACGAACCTGCCAGCCCTTAGCCAAATACGCATCAGCAATATGTGAACCCAGAAACCCTGCAACACCTGTAACAACAACTAATCCCAAGAGTTTGCTCTCCTAATCTGCAACTGCCAACGACCTTCATCAAACATGTGAGCATCAACTTTCTGATTGAAATACTTTTGATTATTTCTAAAAGTTGTTTCATTACGCAGACTCAACCTTGCATCACTGTTGATTGTTGAACTGTTGTCATGCCCCAGCTGTAAAGCCAACCTGTCAACACGCAAACCAGCATGAGCAATTCTTCGCTCATAATCGTTATCTTCAAAATAAATAGGGTGCAACGCTTCATCAAACAAACCCACAGAGTTCACTATCTCGTCACCTACAGCAAAAGTTTGGTAGTAAGGGAACTTATCGCACAAAGTCAAAGCATCACGTTTAGCAGTTTGCAACAGATCTAAATCGCCTGGTCTAAACCAGCAGTCAGCCGAAGTAAAGAACCAGCGTGTTTCAAAAGGCAGCATCTTGATACCTAGATTCCATGAACTTGCAACACCCAGATTAGAAGGCAACTCCAACCAATGAACATCAACTAAAGGATTGTCATACTCAAAGTCTTGCTCAACACCAGAGTTATTGATCACATAGACAGTTGCTTCAACATCAATGCTCTCAATCATGCGTTTCAACAAATCAAACCTGTTCAAAACAGGAACAATCAACTTCACTTTTCTGAGAGCTTCTTTATTAGTGGCTTCCAAGACTCCTTGTAAACCTTGTCTGCATCATAGTTCTTAGCAAAAGCAATAGTGTCTGGGAACTCTCCCCTGCCACGCTGATACGCCTGCTCTAAAGCATCCACAATGCCAGACACCAAAGGAATGTTGAACCAAGTGTGTTGCCCTGCATCCCAAAACGGTTGCCCATTCACTAGGAACGAATCAGGCGAAGCAAGTTCAGCCGAAGCTGCAAAGTTAGAAGTAATAATCGGCACACCACAAGCCTGAGCTTCAATCTGTGGAATCCCAAAGCCTTCACCATAGTTGCAGAACAAGCCCACATCCCAAGCCGAATAGATCGCAGCCAAAGTTTCCTGACTAATCCCATACTGATACGCAATAGGGTCAACCATCATTACCTTTTCAGGTGGCACACCACAAGCCTGCAAAATGTTAGGCAACACAAACCCAGACTGCTTGCCATACGGTTCAGTGTGCAAATACAAAATAACGTCATCATGTTTAGCAGCGAAAATAGCGAAAGCCAACAAGTTTTCTGATACAGCTTTACGGTGAATAAAGCCACCTGCCTTATTAGCAAAGTTCATGCCCACAACAAAGCGATCTGTACCACCAACAAACTCACGCCCAGACTTACCTTCAGGAAGCAACTCAGTAGGTTTGAACAGGTTTGTGTCAATAGCGTGTGGAATGTATTCAGACTCTAAGCCTGCCTTTTCAATCATCGCCTTACCAAACTTGCTCATAGCAATAGGCGTAACATTAGGCTTCTTTAACCAAGCCAAAACTTTTTCAGGTGCAGGCTGGTGATCTATCGGAGTCCAAGAAGCAATCGGGATGTTATCTAAAGCAGGATTATCTAAAACCCAAACATCATAGAGCGTAATCAGGAAGTCAGGCAACCCAGCATTTTCGGCTTTCCAGTGAGCATGATTTATAGGCAACACATCAGTGGAGTATTGGTTCATGCCACGACTGTAATGCGGTATTAGCCCTGACCCTGTTTCAATCAAACTATTGACACCTTCACCACCATAGTTAGACATCATGGCAACCTTATGCCCATCCTTCACAAGCCTAGAAATCACTTGCTTAGATTGAGTGCCATAGCCAGTAGGTTGATTGAGAGAGTTGCTGTACCAAGAAATAACAGATTTAGTCATGCCCTAAGCATAATAGAAAACACCCCCAAGACAGCCCTACGCAGCCGAATTGGGGGTGAAATCTAAAAGAGTTTAGTAAGCCTTAGCTTGCTCCACCCTTGAACTTCTTGATGTTTGCAGTCTGCACAAGAGCAGAGTCCAAACGCCAAGTTGCACGCCAAGTAGCAAGGTCGTTACCGAAAGCAAAGTCATCGCTTCTGTCAACCTGTAGGCCACCAGCGTTACGGATGTAGATGCTCTTTAGGTCACCAACAGCAAGAGAGTTCACGCCAGTACCAGGGTTCGGCAAAGCAGGAGTTTCAATAACTGGAACACCAAGAACTAGATCTCTACGATCCTTTGAATCGCCAACCTGGAACACGTAGTTACCTGCAGTGTCCTTTAGCTTACGCAGAGCTGCAATAGAAGTGCTGTTTGCAAGCATAGCGAAAGTAGGGCGGTTGCGAAGTGAACCATCAAGGCTGTAAATCAAGTCAATGACGTTGTCAGCACTAAACGCACCAGCAACACCAGTTGAACCTGTAACACCAGTACCTGCAACAGGAAGGAAACCTGTAGGCTCTACTGTTCCAGTACCGTTTACAATCTCATCAGCAATCTTGAAGCCCAGAGCGTTACCGAACTGTTCAGCCAAGAAACCAATGATGTCAACACCTGAGTCAAGGATAAGTTCACGAGATAGCTGTGCTAGTGCTGAGAACTTGTATGCTCCAAGAGTTGTGAAAGCGTTGAAAGTTGGCTCTGAAGTACCGATTGATACACCCTGACCAACGATTGTTGCAGTTGAGAATGTTGCCTGAGATGGAATCTGCAAGTTCTCTCCACCAGTGGTGTTGATAACAGTTGCATACTCAAGAAGTGGGTTTACAAGTCTTGCAACCTTAATAATTTCAGAATAGAAATTTGTTGGCACAGGGCTGCCAACGCTGGAGCCTGTGATGGCTCTCTGCTCTGACTTGAACTCGTGTCCACGGATTTCGCCTGCAACCATCTTACGAAGGATCTCTGCGTCACCGTTTAGTGCACCTTCACCAGCAAAGTCAACTGTTGCTGACTGCATAGCTTCGGCAACTTTAGCTTCACGCTGCTCTAGCTCGATTAGTTCATTTCTCTTGTTGATGTCTGCAGTTAGAGAAGCATACTTTGCTTCGTCTTCGCCTGACCAAACGCCGCCACGAGCTTCAACTGAATCAATCAGTTCCTTAGCTTCGTGCCATGCCTTAGCCTTTGCATCAACCTGTTTTGCGATAAAGTCGCTCATGGTTTGTTCCTTTCAAGAACATAAATGTAAGGGATTGTTTTAGGTTCAGAGATAAACTCACATAACCCGATCAGGGGATAAACGCACCTGACAAATAAAGTCTATACAACACGTTTATACACGCACATAAAAACAACCCCAGCTGTTTGATCTATGCAGGCTTGCATTACAGGGACAGTTCTGGGGTCTTCGTGAACTGATAAGGAATCGCACCCCTGACATCCATACGGAAGCCATCTCACTGCCATCTTCACAATGGTCAGGCAGTTCAGTTCTACAAACAGTTTATCAACATAAAAGAAAACCCCCTGGGACAAATCAGGGGGAAAAGAATTAGTTTTCTTTTTTAAAAGCAGGCACAATGAGAGGATGCCTACAAATCAACTATACACGCTGCATCAGCAAATCAAGCTGCTTCTTCTTTAGATCTAACAAAGCCTGTGGGTTAGTAACTTCAGGGTCTTTCTTCAAAACCTTACCCAAAGTATCGGTCAACAGTTCGCCCTGACGTTCAGTAAGCACTTCACCAGACTCCAAAGCCAGCAGAGCATCAGTTAGTTCTTCGGCAGAAACCCCACGAAGTTCAGCCAGTTTCAAAATCTTTTCAGACAGTTCATTCATGCTTCTAACGTTAGCAGTTCCATCCGTTCCAGTGTAGGCAGGGAAAGCAACCCCAACACTAACTTCATGAACGTTCACACGCTTCAACAAACGCTCATTAGCGTTAGCCCACTCATCTCCACCAGCAGGAATACGGAAGCCAAAACTAAACGCTGTAACATCGCCACGCTGAATACTTATGGCAGCATCTTTACCTGCCTGAGTCATAGGCAAATCGGCTTCAACAAGCAAGCCACGCTCATCTTCCATAAGACGTAAAGTACCTGCCCTAGTAGAACCCAAAACAACGCTAGTGTCGTGATTCCACAACAGTTTCACATCGTTACGTGACTTTAGAGAATCCTTGAACGCACCACGCTGGATAGTTTCAATAAAAGGCAAAGGCTGACTAGGGCTGTTGAACACAGCTGCATAACCACGCAAAGTCATGCCATCACCTTCTTGGCGAATCTCTAAATCGTGAAGCATCTCTCTACGCTCAATACCAGCCATCACACGCTCACCACGCTCATGCAACTCAACAACCTTTACAGGGTCAACAAAACGCACTGAATCTTCATCCTGCATACCTGTAGATAGATCCACAGAGTCAACAACATCTTCAACATCAACTTCAAGTTCAACAGGTTCAGTCACAGACTCAACAAGTTCAGATAACTTATCTACAGTCTTAGCCAACTTACCTACAAGCTCTAAAACTTCGCCCTTCAACTCGCCTACCTTGTAAACAAGTTCTTCCTTAGTAACAGGCAAATCCATGTATTCTCTCTTTTCACTCACAACAGTAATTTTATCTTCCAAAACTAAACCTGACCTTTCCTGACTCAGGCCATTCACCCAAGACTGACCTGCATCGCCACCCCAAGCATCCCAAGCCACACGCCCTGCAGTAGGGTAACCTTCTTCACCACTATTGAAACCTGTAGCACCCTTGACTGAATCTTCTTGCCTGGCAAAGAAACTAATCATCCTATTTACAGTTTCACCTGAGATGTCTTCACCCGAAGCAAGCTGAACAGCCCTAGCCCTACCAACATCAGTAAAGCCATCACCAGCCAAACCTTCAGCAATCCACTCCAAAGCACGTTTAGCAGCAACAGCAACACCTGCAGGGGGACTAAAACTCTCATCAGGGTCAACAGCACGCTCCCCACCAACAGGAATACCTTCAGCCAAACTAATAGCAACCATCTGATCTATTGCTTCTTGCTTAGTTGTATGTTTACCCAAAACAGTTCCATCATCCTTGACAGTAACCCAACCGCTCTCAGCCTGCTCAACAAAGTAAGGCATTACGCACCTGTTTCATAACTGCCATCAGGCACAGTAGTAGGGTTCTGCAGTTGCACTGTCGGAAGCCCTGTATGTGGAATCGGTGACAGCCCTAGGCTCTTCAAAACATCTTCAGGCACAAAGCCCAAAGCAATAAGTTTCTGAGCCATGTCAACCTTAGTTTCATCTTCATTCAACGAAGCAGCGTTGATGTTGATGTTAGTCAAAGGCACACGAACAACATCTCCACCTTCAATAGGTCGCATGTTCTCTTTACGTCTAACTTCATTAGTTGACAGCACACCATTCTGCAACAGTTTGCTGTAACCCTCAATACGTGTAGCGTAATCCCCACGAAGCAGATCATCAGTGCTAAACGCTAAATACGCTCCATCAATAAGCAAAGTGCTAAAGGCATCTTCAAGTTTCGCCAACCAAGGTCTAAGCGTGTGAGTTACGAAAGCAATCTGCTTCTGCTCAATGCTGTTATAGCTCTGCCCACCATTGTTCAAACCAATCATGTCTGTAGGCACACGATACGCTCTAGCCACATCTTCAACAGCAAGCCTACGAGAGTCAAGCATTTGAGCCTGATCGTTAGCAATAGTTGTTGGCTTGAACACAGCCCCACCCGAAAGAATGCCTGTCTTGTGTGCTTTACGGAAACCCTTGTGCTGACGGTCAAAACTTCTAGCAAGGTTCTCAGCCTGCTCAGCTGTCAACGCTCCAGGATACTCAATAACACCCTGAGTTAGTGTGCCTTGACCGAAGAAACGAGCAGCGAAACTCTCTAGGCTGATTGCTAAACCGATGTTTTCTTTTAGAGTGTCAATCGGTGACTTACCCCTGAACTCACCTGGCATAATGATAGAGCCCGAAATGTGAAGCATCTCATCACCAGACAAAACCTTGTTGCCTTCAACAGTAGAAGTGTAAAACTTCTGACCCAAAGCATTACGACTAACCTGAACATTCAAAGGGTTCAAAACAACCATGTTCACGATGTTGCCTGAGTTATCTTTGAACAAGCGAACAAAAGCATTACCGTCAATCAAAAGGCTAATCATTGTCTGCTGCCAAAACGCAACACTAGGAATAGCCACATCAGGCTTAGACACCCAAGCAGGCTTCGGCCTATAAGGGTAAGCAATACCATCACGCCTAATGTAAGTATCAACAGGCAAAGCCGAAACAGTGTCGCTAATCAAAGACACACAAGCCCAAACAGCGTTTACAGTCAAAGAAGTGTTGTAGTCAACGAAAGCTGCAGACTGAGTTTCATAAGAAGTCAGATCACCTGCACCCCACAAGCTCTGAAAACTTATAGCCCTAGACTCGCCAGACAAATTACCTAACATTA